GAGACCCACGCCACCCACCCGGCGGCGAAGAGAATGAACAAGTTGGCGAGCTCTTCGATGTCGATCACAGCTGGTATCCGTTCTCGTCTGCGGTTGCGTATCCGATGGCGTCCGCGTTGATGGCCTTTGCCTTGCTCATGAGCTCGGGCGGGATGTGGTAGAGGCCCCTCGCCTGCCACCGGGCCACCGTGAGCAGCTCGTTCAGCACCCGCACAGCGGACAGGACTCGTCCGACGTGATAGGCCCTCTGGGCCGATCGCTGCTGGATGCGGCTGTAGCGGTGCTGCGGTGGGTGCGGCGCGCGTGGCATGACTGCGATCAGTGCGTGATGTCCTTGGTCAAAACGAACAGCCAGCCCCCGCCGATGTCGATCCGCAGGCGATCGCCGTCGATCGACTCGACCTTCCCGGTCCAGTGCCGACCGGCGCTGCGTCCGCTCACCGTGTCGCCGATGGCGGGCTCCTGGGCCGACGTCCGTGGCGTCTGGTCGTGGATGCAGGCAGCGGCTGCCAGGTATTCGTTTTCGTGCGCGTCCATGCGTTGTTCCTTCGTGGGCTATTTAAAAGCAAAAGCAGTCGCAAGCGATGCCAGGTCGTACACCACCCGAGACAGCGTCGAGTCCGTTCCGAGGTCCTGGCCTACCTTGACCAGAGCCAGAATCATCAGCCAGCGATTCCAGTCGATGCGATACACGACGTCCTCCGTGACGTGCGGGCGGGAGTGTACAGCCCTTGTGGGATATTTGTAAACTGGAGTTTTTTCGGCTGTTCCTTGGCGGAACTTTAGGCCGATTTCCGATCGCCAGGACGGCGGCCGCAGAGCTTGCCCTGCCGCCGGAGCGCGTCACGCTCCCGGGCGAGCCGCTGGATCTCCTCGGCGTCTACCAGCATGGAGCGTGTCGAGACCTTCTGCGACCAGATCTCTCCCCGATCCGCCATCAGGCGGATGTGCCGCTGCGAACATCCGTAGATGTCCGCGGCCTCGGCGGTCCCGCAGAGCTTGCGGTTCGGCGGAAGTTTGACTGGCATCGACATGGCCTCCGAGCGTATCCGCGGCCTGCGGCGACTCAATCGCCACAGGCCGCTTTCCTTTCCATCCGTGGACGCCTACGGTTCTGTAGGCGATGTACACCCCGCTGGGCTCGAACCAGCAACCTTCGGTTCCGTAGACCGATGCCGAACTGGAGCCGAATGCGGAACCTACTGGAACCGTGGCACACCACTACGGAACCGTGCGGACCAACCGAGCCGATTGCCGGACTTTCCGGTTCTGCGGGGCGTTTGACACATTTCCAGCCATTCGGAGGATGGCACCACCAGTCCGCTCTATGAGGGAGCGCGGCGGGCGTCAGGGGGGGCCGCAGGAGCGCCCAGCCTGGCACACAAAAAGTCCATCCGATGTACTGCAAGTCAGGGCCGCAGACGCTGTCGGCCTACGCGGCAAATTACAGCCTCCTCCGAGACGTCCGTCCGGAGACCGTTCGCCAGTATCAGATCACAGCGCGACTCTTTGAGCGGTGGGCTGGCCACCCAGTGCAGCTCGTCGAGCTGGACGAGCAGAGCGTCTCGGCGTGGTTGCGCGATTACGCTGCCAGCGGGGTCGAGCCGGAGACCGTCCGATCGAAGAAGGTCGGCATCCTGGCGTTGTGGAGGGCCGCCGCCGACGATGGCCTATGCGACCCTCCCACGCGTCGTGTTCGCAGCGTCAAATGCCCGTACAAGCCTCCGACCTGCTGGGACTGGGCCGAGGTGTCCGCCCTTCTGGAGGCCTGCCAGGGCCTCCAGAGGTGGCACCGGACTGGCCTCCGCAGGTCGGCATGGTTTGACCTGGCGATCCGCATGGCCTGGGACACTGGCCTCCGTCAGGGCGACCAGTGGCGGCTGCCGGTTGCGGACGTACGGCCAGGCGGAGTCGTGAGCCTGGTCCAGTCGAAGACTGGCAGGCCGCTGATCTGCCAGCTGTCTCCGTCCACGGTCGAGGCCCTGCGAGTCTCGCTCGAGCTCGCACCGAGGCAGCTGGTGACGCCGTGGATGGCGAGCCACGAGACTTTCGACGATCAGTTCGCCAGGCTCGTGTCGAAGGCCGGCATCCGGAAAGGGACATGGAAATGGCTGCGGAGGGCCTCTGCGACTGACGTCGAGATTCAGCGGCCAGGGTCGGCCACCGCGCACCTCGGTCACGTTCCAGGATCACGCATCGCCGAGAGGAGCTACATCGACCCGGCCCAGTTCTCGCGGACGACCGTCAGTCCGCGGGAGCTGATCGCGGCCGCTCTTCAAAATGGGGGGTGGGGGGGGGCAGGCTAGGACTGGGAAGAACAGGGTAGCCTAGCTCTGATCGACCTCCTGCCAGCAGCTCATCGATCTGCGCCACCAACTGGCGGCGTTCCGCCAACAGCCGGATGACATCGGCCGCCAGGCTGCCGCTTGTCCCCGTGTAGGCCCCGGAGAACCGACGAGCGCGGTACTCCATGTCCCGCAGCTCGTCGTCAGTGAAGAGCGTCGGATCAGGCATCACGGATGCCGTCCTCCGCAGGTGCCACGCATCCCTGGCTCCGCAACGTCCCCCGGTTCAGCTCCGGCCACAGCTCGTGAGAGTGGATCGCAGCCAGCATCCCCCAGGCGGCGTGCCCCAGGTGCGGCTCGCTGCGGTCCCCTGCCAGGAACTTGTAGATATGGGCGATGACGTGGTTCAACAAATCGTGGACTGGCATACCTCGCTCCCAGTTGAAGTCGGAGTATTTCGCGGCCCCCTCGGCACAGGCCCTCGCAACTTCGCGCAGCCCGATCGGAGAGATCAGGTCGTACCGGAACTCCTCGACGTCAGAGCTGCGGACGGCACCCGTCCCGAACTTTGCCGTCGTGCGAGGCCGTGAGAACGCAGGGGGCACCCACTCGGCATACGTCTCGCCGTATCCCTGCATCTTCGGATCGTCCGCTGGCGTTGCCTCCAGTCTCGACTTCACGGCCTCGCGGAGTGGCGCGTTCACGTCCTCGATCGTCGTCACGATGTCCTGACCTTTCCGTCCGTGGTGATTCGGTAGTTCTCGACTCCGAAATCACCATCGCCGGAAACGTTTATTGAGGCAAATCCCCAGTTCCACTTGTTGATCCTGGCGTATTCCGGCCGGAGATCGCACAGGCATCCGGTCGACCAACAGAAAACCTCGGAGCCGAACATATCCGGCTCGCAGTGCCCGCTCGTCCTGTGGCCGTGGCCCTCGAGAACGGTGTGATGGAGACGGAGGAACGCTCCGCGGGCCTGGTTGACGGGCGCGCTGGCCCCCTTGCCCTTCTCGTGTCCGTGCAGGATCGGCAGCTTCCCGACCATGATCGGCCGATGATCCTGGACGAGCTCGATCCCGAGCTTATCGAGCCCGAGCCACGCCTCGAGTCCCATCATCGGCTCGTCGGAGATCTCGGGGGCGTGCTGGTAGAGCCAGTGATGCCAGCGCTCTTCGTGATTTCCGGCCTTGAGAATGATCGGTATTCCAGGGAACTCCTGCCGCATCCACGCGAGGAGCTGCCGCTGGGCGTTTAGCTCGCCGCGAAAATCGCGTTTCGCCGGCGTCTTCATATACCGCGAGATCGCGTAGAAGTCGGCTATGTCGCCGTTTAGAACCAGGGCGACGAGCTCGAGATGCTTGAGATGGTCGACAGCGGCCGCCAGGGCAATCTCGCTGTGGAACGGAACGTGAACGTCGGACAGGACGCCGACCTGGCCGACGACGTTTAGCGTGTGCGGCTCCCATCGCTCCGCCTTGGACGGTGGCATCTTGAGTACGGCACCGGCCTCACGAAGAGGCCTTCCTGCAACGGGCCTGGTCTTCTTCCTGTGCTGCTCACCGCAGACGCCGAACTGCTTGCAAATGCGCTTACGGGCCTGCTCAAGTGTGATAGCGTTGTTCGCCTCCCGCACAAGTCGGCGGGCCAGGGTTCTCGCCGGTGCGTCTGGGAACTGAAGACAGAGACGCTTCGCGATCTCCGTGATCTGATCGCCCATCCGGTCCTCCGTGACTGCGGGCAGATATCAGCGAGAAAACGCCGAGGTCGCCGGCGTGAAGTTGTCTTCATAGCGAGCGGTATTTGAGAGCCGGAACTCGTCCATGTAGCCGGTCATATATCCGTCGGCCCCGGAAAACAGGCTGTCGACGCCGATCCTCGCGCCATCGAATGAGACGACTACCGGATCGTTCTCAAATGCCTGGAATGGCCACGACTCGGACGGCGTATACGGCGTCGTGTTTATTTTCTGGCCGTCGATCCAAATGGTCCTATCGGCCATCGGGAGCTGCACGGCGACGTGATACCAGGTATTCGCGGACGGAGACCAGGGATAGATGATGCGCTGGTCGCCACCGGAGATGTAGCGCCGCACCATGAGTCCGACCGTGTCAGACGCGTCAGCGCCGACGTAGGTGATCTGCCAGGTATTGACGATTGGCGTTTGGCGATGCGTGCGAAATATGGGCTGGGCCTTGGCAATGTCGTCGAACCGCACCCACATCTCGACGGTCCAAGGGCTTTCCAGCGACGGGGCCTCGGTCGTGAGGTCGTTTTGTCCGTTGTAGCCAACTAGGACGCCGCCGCCGTTGAGCCGCAGCGACGCGCCGCCGAATTTGCTTTGTGCCGTCGATAGCGTCGTGCTTTCGCTTTGCGTGTCGACAAGGACGCCATACAGGCTCGAGTCCACGAACGAGCTGCCGCTGATGGAATCAAAATGACACAGGACGCGGGCGTATGGGTTGAACGTTTTCGCACCCGTGAACTTCGTCCACTTGTTCGTCGCGTAGCAGAGATATAAATATCCGTACTCGTCGTACGCCAACTGGCCGGCTGTGCCGTTTGACGTGCCCTGGTCCGGGTATGTGACGAAGCCGCCCGACGCGCTGATAGTGCCGTTAGTGACGGACAGCCCGTTCCCTACGATCACGGCGCCGGCTGTGCTGTTTGTTGCGAGCGGCAGCCGGGCAGCTGCGAGCGTCCCCGTCGTGATGGCGGACGCACTGGGGACGGCGTGGACGTGGTCTGACCTTGAGGCCAGGTTCGACGACCCGGCCGCCGCCGTGCCGAGGGCCGATGGCGTCGAGCTCGAGAGCGTGATATTCCCGCTGCCACCTCCGGTCGCGGACAGCACCCCGGCAGCGATCGTGAGCCCGCTACCGACCTTGATAGCCCCGAGCGTGTTCGATGTCGCCGTCGGAAGTCTGGCGGCCGGCAGCGTCCCCAGCGTGAGGTCCGAGGCGCTCCCGCTGGTGGCCACGTTCGCGAGCCCTGTGATCGTGCTGGCTGCCTGGTTGTGGGCCGCAGGTGTGAACGTGCTGGGGACGTTCGTCAGGCTCGAATAGCTGATCGTCGGGACAGGGTGAACGTGGTCCGCCCTGGACGCGTTCGCCGAGCTGCCGGCAGATGCAGCGCCCAGTCCTAGCGGCGTAGCGTCCGATAGGTTGACCTCGCCAGGAGGCCCCTGGATTCCCTGGCCGCCGGGCGATCCGGCCTGGCTGATCGAGAGGTTCACCGTGTCGCCGTTGGTGGCGACGACCGTGGTTCCGGCCTGCCCTGTGACGTTGATCCCCCAGCTCTTCGACGCGTCCACGTTGACGGACGCGGCCGGCTGGCCATTCACCGAGACGTTGATCGTGCTCAAGGAATCCTCGCCGTGAACGTGCCGGAGGCGATCGTGAGCGTCTGCCCTTCCGTGTCCTGCCACCGCAGATACCAGCGGTGCGAGGTCGCGGTCGAGACGGCTGCGGTCTGCGTCTCGGAGAGCCCGAGATTGACGAGCCCGCCCTCAAGATCGACCGGGCTGATCGTGAACGTGGCGACCGTGTCGCCCACCTCAAGGCCCTCGGAGCTCGACCAGCTGCCGCCGCCGGCCAGCTCGGGCTGATACACGATCGCCGTCAGCGTGTATCCGGTCAGGTCGATCGGCTCGCCGTCAACGTCCAGGCCCAGGCCGATATTCAGCTCGTCTCCAGGGACGCAGACGATGTCGAGCGGCCCTGGAATTTGCTGGTAAATAGCGCCCATGCGTGCCTCCTTGCTGCCGTAGATGGTGGCCGAAACCGGAAACGAGTCAATCGCGAGCAGGACGCCTGGCGGAGCGTTTTTTCGGCTCCTTCCGGTCCTTCGTCCTTGCCGGCCTGTTCAGATAGATCATGCCGTCCTCGTCCGGGATGCCGCCCCCGACGATCTCGTCCTCGTCGATGTCACAGAGGAACTTCGGGGGCTTTGCTTTCGGCGTCGGCTTCTTTGCCATCTGCGGCCCTCCTGGCATTTCGGATCGCTCGACGCACCAGCATCCTCCCAGCGGCATCGACGAACGGCAGGCCACGCTTGGCGGCGTTCTCACGCATAGCCGCCACGATGTAGTCCATGCGCTCTGGCTGCTCGCATTGGTCAGGCCCCCATTTGTCCATCTCTGCGGCGACTCGGTTGCATGAGCAGTCTGGCGTGCTCGTGATGTAGAACGGCCAGCCAGCGAGCAGCCTTTTCAACTCGGTGCCTGGGCCATTGCCGAGGGGCTTGGGCGGCTCGCGGCCTGCCTTCGCCGCTCTCGGATACGCCTGGTGGTCAACGTCTATCGTCCACTGGTCGCCGTCCTGTGAGACGACGCACGGCATGGCATCGTCGAGCGTGTATCCACGCTCTGCGCAACGCTGCTCAAGGCTGGACCGGTGACAGGTAATCATGGAAGTGGGTTGCATATTGCCAACCCTGTTATTTCGTCAGTCGGGACGATGATACATGGCGTGTATACGCCTCCGATCGCTTCACACTCGGACCGCGTGTACCCACCACGGGCTTGAGGCCCGGTTTCTCCAGGCCTGATGGTTATCACGTCTGGGCCGCAACAGCGGCCAGTAGGGCATGGATCGCCGCACGGATTCTCACCGCACGTCGTACCGATGCCATTGAAAACCTTCCCCGCTCCCTGGCATTGGCACTGCGGCTTGATGCTGCACGTCGCGGTTCCGCCGTCCGTCTCGCAGCATGCGCCCTCGTTGCAGGCGTTGAGACAGTCTTCCTCCGTCGCATAGCCTCCGCCACCAGCCAAGCCAGAGCCCGTCAAGCCGTTGTATGTAGATGCCTGTCGGCACGGCATTTCGCACTGGTTGTAGCAATACCACCCACCGCAGCACGCGCAGCCCTCTCCAGCCTTGCCGTCCTTCACGACGATCGCGCCGTTCTTCGTGGCAATGTTGGTCATGTCGCGCAGTCCGTCGTATCAAGCCAAGACAGACCGCCGCTGGCGTCGTGCGCCAGGACTTGCTGCTTCGCAGAGTCATACGACGGCAGCGAGTGCCAATCCCACGCAGCCAGCACCCACTCGCCGGCCACGCTGGCGATCATGCAGGCCATTTCCCCGGTCGGCGAGATCGTGGCCAGGTAGTTCTTTGCCTCGTACGTCACCGCCGACAGGTCCGCGTGCGTCACCGTCTTCGTTTCGCCCTTCGCCCACGAGCCGGAGAACGTGCCGCGAATAATCTCCGTGCCGGAATCAGCCGTGCGGATCGCAGGGGCTCGCGTGTCACGCTGGCCGCGTTCCGACTGTGCGACTACTCTGGCGATCCTGCGCAGGTCGCCGCGCCCGATCGTCAGTCGCTCGCGGTTCTTCACGAGGGCTCCCCAAAGAGCGTGAAGTCGGACTCCTCGTAGACCTTCGCCCCGTCGCCATTGTTGATCACGACCGGAGGCTCGCCGGCCGTCATGGCCACGCCGTCGGACAGGGCGACTGGCTGCTTCACCGGCCGGCCGTCGACACCCGTCACGGCGAGACGCTTCGTGCCCTCGCTGCTTGGGTTGCCGTCCTCGTCGCAGAGCTCGTTGAACCCGACGTCCCAGGGCTTGAGCTCCCACCCATCCTTGCGATAGCGGAACTCCCAGGACGTCTCCCAGTACGAGACCTTCTCCTCCGTGGCAGTCGCCGGCGTATAGAATCCGTCGTCCTGGAGCGTGCCGCCGCCAGTGACGTCGGTCTTCGTGATCTGCTTCTTCTGGGCTCCGCGGAAATTGCACTTCCACGTTCCAGCCGGCTTGCCGAGCCAGGTGGCATTGTTCACGGTGTTCGACTTTTGCGACCGTATGCCGTCCCAGCTCATGTCGTCATAGGACCGCGTCAGCACCCAGGAGATATTGTCGTTCTCACGCTCAAGGCCCTCGAGCGGGTCGCCGGCACTGTTGGTGATCGACTCGTCGTCGATGTCCTTGTAGACCGGCCCGACGCTCGTCCCGCCGCTGGCCTGCCAGCTGTCCTCGGGGATGCCGTTTTCGTCTGTCTGCTTCTCGGGAGCAGGGATCGAGTATTGCCACGTCACCGTCCACCAGAGCCCAGCATCGTCGGCCAGCGCTGTGTCGAACTGGTACGCGACGTGGTCGGTCTGGTCCGGGTACGGCGTCCCGTAGGTGATGCCGGGGGCTCCTGTGATCGCCACGCGAGACGTGGCCGGATGGTCGACTCGCACAAGAAAAGATCGCACGAAGACGTGCGGGTTCCCGAGCGACCCGCTCGCCCCCGACCCCTTCGCGGTCTCACGCCATCCCAGCACAGCCATTTAGAACGCGGGGATCACCGCCTCCGTGAAGTCTCCGCCGCCATCGGCCGCCATCTGCTCGACTGACGCTGCGATGCTCTCAAGGGCCGCGAGCTGCTCCTCCTGGATCGTGCCAGTGTCCCCGCGCATGATCCGGAACATCTCTGCGATCCCCTCACGAGACGTCGAGTCCGTGGCCTTGAGGGCCGCAGTTGACTGCGCCGGGCCGGTAGCGGACTGGACGGAGAGCGGCGTCCTCGTGGCCACGTCGCGAGCGTTCGCGGCTTCGCGGGCCGCCTGTCGGGCCTGCTCGATCATTGTCGCCATCGGCCCAGGAGCACCGGCTCCGCCGGCCTGGTCGGTCGCACCAAACGCGGACGCGAAAGAGTCGGCCATCGAGGAGCCGGCGGCCTCCATGTCTGCCCCCAGGCTGACGACCATCGCGTCGAGTCCGGCGACGGACTGGTCGAGCGTGCCCGAGCTCATGTAGACCATCGCCGCGGCCTTTTGGACGGCCGACAGGATGGCCGCGATCGGAGTCACAATCCCGAGCATCGTGGAGGCCAGGGCTGCTTTGATAGCACTGCCGACGCCCAACAGGAGAGCGCCGACGCTTTTGGCAACGTCCCAGGTCCCGGCCCACTGCGTTGCGACCGCGGACGCGTACTCCCAGACCCCGCCACTCCTGGCGATGAAGTCGTCGACCACCCCGGCGAAGAACGACGCGGCCGAAATGATCGCGTCCCCAACGGCCTGGCCGATGTTGGCCCCGCCGACGCTTCCAATGAAATCCGAGAACGTCGTCGTGACTGCCTCGATCGCTGGGGCCAGGTAGGCGACGACCTGGCTGACGACGCCGGCGATCGCCTGCTGGGCTCGCGTGAACGCGTCGTTCATGGCCTCAACGTTCCGGCCCTGGACGTTTGTCATGGCCAGCCCGAATCGCTGGGCCTCGGCCGTGGCCTGGGCGATCCCATCGGCCCCGCCGGAGAAGAGCGGGAGCAGGGCCGCCCCGGAACGGCCGAAGATCCGGACGGCCGCCGCGGCCCTCTCGGCCTCGGTCGGCAGGGACGCTATCGCCGTGGCGATCGCCTGGAACCGCTCGGCGCTCGACAGGCCGTTGAGCTGCTCGACAGACAGGCCGATCGACGCGAACGCGTCACGAGCCATCTTCGAGCCGTTGGCGGCCTTGACGAACGCGAGGTCTGCCTTCGTGGCCGCATTGGCGATTGTGTCCATCCCGACGCCGGCGAGCTCGCCGGCCAGCGATAGTCCCGCCAGCTCGCCGTAGGTCATGCCCAGTCTGGCCGCCATCTTGCTCGTCGAGTCGATCACCTCGGCCTGGGCCTGGGCCATCGAGATCATGGAGCCGACGGCCCTGGACGCGGCAGCGGCCATCGAGCCGAACAGTTGCGCCCCCTGGATCGCCGTCAGCGTTGACAGCCCGCTCCGCAGGCTCGTCACGCTTCGCTGCATCCGGTCCATCGAGGCCGTGGCACGGTTGACGCCGGACGTAAGTCCGGACGTGCTGGCCGTGAATACTGCCGCGACCCTACCGATCACCGATGCCATCGTTCGTTTTCCTAGCCCAGGGGATCTTCGCGAGCTCCGACTCGATCTCGTGGTCCGTCTGTGGTCGCCGCTTGTATGTCGGGAGGAACTTGTCCTCTGCCTCCTCGTCGACCTTGGCCCCGCTCGCCGCCGCCATCCACGCCGCCAGCCTGGCCGTCCGCTGCCACTCGCACCCGAACGGCTCGTTGAGCCAGTAGGCCTTCCAGAGCCGTACCTGCCGGATCGTCAGCGTGTCCGCCAACCGATCGACGTCGAGCGTCCCTGCCACCAGCGCCAGCCGACATAGGAACAACGCGTCGGGGGCGCTCCTTATTTTTTTGCGTCCTCCCCGACGAGCTGGTCGTCGTCACGCAGCACGGTCTCGAAACACGTCTTAAAAAGCCATATGACGTCCGCCGGCCGGCCGGCGAGCACGACCTCGGCCTCCTCGTCCGTCAGACGACGCTTGCCATCCGGGCCTGCGATACACGTCGCGAGCGTCCTGGCGATCAGGTCCGCAGGCGGGTCGCGGCCCTCGAGCTGCCGATGGGACTCGACGAGCGAGTACCACTCCGCAAACGTCGGATACCGCAGCCGGACGGACTTTTTTGACTGCGGCATCGTCACCTCGATCGGTGCCGACGCGGTGCCGCCGAAGATGTCCTCTGCCGTGAGCATTTAGAAACCTGTCATGGAGAAAGTGGCGAACGATCCGATCTTCTCGCCGACGCGAGCCTCGGCCTCGAATGTTCGCAGATACGCGTCCCCACTCAATGTTCCGCCCGACGTGCGGACGGTGAGCAGCTGCGTCCGCCCTATATCGTCACGGACGAACGGGGATGGGCCGATCAGCTCGAGCTGCACCTCGGCCGGCAGGATGTCGATCGGGTCCTGCTGCCGCAGGACTCGCGTATTCACGCCGACGCCAACGACAGGAGAGGTATGGTTGGTGCAGTCGAACGACGTGCCGACGCCCTGGGACGCTCGGACACGACGCAGGCGGCCAATCAGCCGGCCGCCCCAGTAGACGCTCGCGCCTTGAGAATCGGCGATTGCCATGCCGTCCCCCTGTTAGCCGGGGATGACGAACGTGGCAGTCCCCTTGATCTTCTCGCCGACGGCCGCCTCGAGCTCGAACTCCGGGCAGCGGGCCTGGGTGTTCAGCCCGAACTTCGCGCAGACGAGCGTCAGCTCGTCCTCCGTGTTCGGTGCTTCGTCGCCCAGGTACGAGAGGCTGATCTCGGTCTTCCGGCCCTCGGATCCGTAGTCGTACAGCGGCGGGTCTTCGTAGATTTTGTCGGCCCCGCTCGCCAGGTCGAGCGTCGAGACGTCGACCCGCTGGTCGTAGCCCTTGCCCGTCACCTTCACCTTGATGTTCGTGGCGGAGAACTCGACCCCGCCGAACGAAAACGTAGTTCCCTGGCTGTCGACGAATGGCATAGTTCACTCTTCCCAGCGGATTGTGTACGTCTGCTCGACCAGAAAAGTCGCCGTGTCACGGCCGTCGAAAAAAACGGGGTCTCCGTCCCTCTCGTCAGTCATCGCGACTTTTTGGATTGTCAGACCACCCTCGTCCCCATTGAAGTTGTCGAGCGCCTCGCGAGCCGCGGACGCCAGGGACTTCACGGACGTGTAGCTCGACGCATAGAGCGTCACTGTGAACGTCCCGGTCGGGCATCCGTGGAGGCCCGACAGGAGCTCCGTTCTGTCGGTGGCCGTCCGCTGATAGACGGCATAGGGCAGCTCGGCCCCCTCCGGGGCGTAGAGCGGATAGCAGTCGAGCTCCGCCGACTCCTCGATCGCGGCGACGATGTATTCCTCTGGGCTGGCCATCACTTCCTCCGGTAGGCCTGGGCCACGCCTGGAGCCTTGTCCCTGGCTGCGGCATCCAGGGCCTTCGTCATTTCGACGACCAGGGCCGCGGCCGCAGCAGGACCGATCGCGCTCATGGACTTTTCGACCATCCGCCTGGGCTCGACGCCCGACTTAGTGCCGAACTCCATCCAGATCGCTTTTCTGCTTTCGGATCCTGCCTTGTAGCCAAGAACACCGACGACGACTCCGTCCTTGTTCCTTCCGATGTATTTCGCCTTTGTGGTGACGGCCCGGCGAAGAGCTCCGCCCTTGACCTTTCCGGTCTCGGTGATTCGCGTTTTCTGTTTTGGCGTGTTTTTCTTGAGGATCGGAACGCCGGGTTTCAATGCTCGTTTCATCGCCGCCTTCAGGTGCTTCTTGGCGATGTGCCGAGGAAGGTCGTCGTAGGCCTTCATCAGCTCTCCGACCTGACCGCTCATTCCTTCCCAGTTGAGACTGATCACGTCGCCCGCTCCTCGCAGTCGAGCTCGTGCTCCTCGCGGTCGCCGCGCTCGATCACGCTTGAGATGTAGAGCAGCCGCGAGCCCCAGCGGAGCCGCATCTTTCCGGTGAGCCCTGGCACATACCGCATCCGGACGGCATGGGATATCGTGCCGCCCGTCTGGTTGTTGTCCTGTCGCTCGGAATAGCTGACGGCTCGCAGTTCGGCCCACCGCTCGGTGAGCGTGGCCCAGGTCTGCGAGGACTCGCCGAGAGCGTTCCGCGTCTCGGACGCCTCCTCGATCACGACCTTCTCGCGGAGGATCCCGGCAGGCAGGGGCATCACCACACTCCTGTGACGGACTCACTCGCCAGGAGCGTTTCGAACGCCAGGGGGACTTCTCGCGGTGCCTCGCTGGACGAGGCCTCGCGGTTGTTGAACAGGTGGCCGACGTAGAGCAGGAGCGCCGACCGCAGCTGCGGGGCGATCGGCCCGCCGGGTGCGGCCCCGGCCCAGTACGTCACGACGGCCGAATCATTCGGCCCGGATTCCAGGGTGATCTGCGCGGGAACGAGATCCGCGTCGATCGAGAAGTCAGCCGCCAGGCCGTCGACCGTGACGCTGATCCCGAAGTCGTCATTGAGCAGGAGAGGAGGATTCGGCAGCTCGAGGACGGTCACGCCAGCCGGCCATGTGGCCCGGTACTGGGTGGCGACGAGCGAGATCCCCAGCCGCCGCTCGATCAGCCTGCGGGCCGCAGCGATGGCCCCCAGGAGAAAGGCGTTTTCGTCCGTCTGGTCGTCCGTCAGCCGCAGCTGGGCGCGGACCTCTGCCAGGGAAACGGGCTCGACTGTCGGGTGAGTCACGACGACGCAAGAGCGCGGTTTCACGGCGAGCCCTCCAGGGAACAAGCAGGCGGCCGGGGGCGAGCACGGAGCCCGCCCCCGGCCTCACGGCGAGGAGGACGTTCGTCAGTCGACGACGAGCATCGAGCAGTACTCGGGCGCGTGGTTCGCGATCCCGATCCGCTGCTTGCCGGCGAAGACGACCTGGTCGTTCATCGCACGGAGCTCGCGGAGGGCGTCGATCCGCAGGCCGCTCGGCTTGACCGCCACCGCGGTCGACATACCGAAGTCGCCGTACACCGCCAGCACGCCGGAGGGCAGGCCGTTGGTGACGTAGACCGGCCGACCGAACACGGTCGGAGCCATCGCGTCGGCCAGCATGACCGACTGCGTCCCGGCGTGAGCCGCCAGGAGGGCCGCCATGCCGTCGGCACCGACGACCCAGGCCGTGTTGCTGGCCATCGGATCGACCTTCGCCACCACCGCGGCCAGGTTGGCAGCGGTCGTCGCCGTGGACGATGCCACCGCGACAACATGGTTCTCGGCGATCTCGCTGCACAGGCCGTCGATCCCGGCGGTCTCGTCGCCCTGGAGCCACGCGTAGTCGATCTTCGACGAGAACGCGTTGCCGAAGGCCCCGGTCACGATCGACGCGACGTCGATCACCGAGTCCTCAAGGAGGTCGTTCGACACCGCGCACAGGCTGCGGAGCCCGAAGAGCGTCACGTCGACACCGCTGGTCGCGATGTCGTTGAGGTTGCCTTCGGCGGCCTCGGAGTAGAACGCGGCGGTCGCGTCACCGAGCTTCGGGAGGGTGATCTTCTTCGAGATGGTGTTCACGACGAACGCCACTCGAGCGGCCACGCTGCTCCGGTTGATCACGTTGATCACCGAGCCGTACAGCTCCGCCGGCACGAGCTCCGCGCCGAGGTTGTTGTATGTCGGGCTGGTCTCGCCCATCGCACGGACTTCGCCGCGGGCCAGGCTCCGGAGGTAGCTGCCTGCGGTCATCGCGGCCTCGCCGCTCTCGTAGTGTCGGACGTTCACGGTGGTTTCCTTCTTCTCGACCTTCGACCGGGCCTCGCTGTCGTCCACGACGGCAGTCCGCAGGGCGGCGATCTTGGCGTTCAGCTCCTTCTCGACGCCGGCGGCAGCGTTGAGCTCGTCGCAGCGGGCGACGGCGGCGTTGAGCCGCTCCTCGAGGGCGGCCAGCTCGGCCGGGTCGGCAGTCTCGAGAGAACGCATCTCCTCGATCTCGACCAGCTTGGCGGCGATCTCGTCCTGGTAGCGGCGGAGCTTGTTCGACATGGCTTTCCTCGTGTGCGTGGTTCGGTCCAACTGCACGCGAGGATATTGCCAAGTCCCCAGGCAATCGAAGTAATTGGCGTCCTACCGTAGGACGATTTACCGCGACTTGCAGCTGCACGCAGACGGGCAGGGGCATGGTTGCTCAATGCGTCCGTCCGGCTTCCACTTGCCGTTGACGCACGTCCCACCGCAGACGCAATCCGTCGGAGGAGACGGCGGAGCAGGAGGCGACGGCTCCATGCTGGCCCGCGCTGCGGAGACGGCTGCGGCAGCTCGAGGAGCCTCTCTGTCGATCGCAAGCGGATCGCTCGAGAGCCAGACGAGCCACGCGATGAACGCTTCCCACATGGTCAGAATCCTTTCCCGTGATCGACGAGCGGATACCCGTCTTCGCCGACCGGTGGAGCGTGAACCAGGTGGCGGTCGGGTTGCTGCGGCGGAGCCGGCTCGGCGAACACGGCGATCCAGAGCAGAGACTTCGCAGCACGGGCGATCCACCGCAGGACGGGGCGGTCGGGCCTGGGCTCCGGTGCCATCGGGTGCGAGCTGATCCAGTAGCCGATTGCGAACGCGATCGCGACGGCGGAGAGTGTGCGACGGTCCATCATTCGTCCCCCTGTGGTGGCATGAAAAACTCTCCGTTGTCGAGCTCACGGAATCCGAAACCGCTCACGGAACCGACTGCGAAAGAGTCGCCCTGGGCGAGCATCCGCTCGACGGTTTTCCGGTGGACCCAGAAGGATCCGTCGGGCTGGTCGTCGGGGAACTTCCCACGATAGGACAGCCACCTGGGTCCCCAGCTGTTCAAGCAGAGCAGGCCGTCGTCTGGAGAGCCGTTCTTCTTGTAGCGTACCGCCATAAAGCACATCTGGTGAAACCATGTCGCGGACGCGGCAGCGAAACCGTGGTCGTCAGTGATGCTCTCGAACCCTTGATCGCTGGCGACTGGGATCGCGAACCCGCTCTCGATCGCGGACGCGGCCTCCTCCCAGGTGCGGACGAGCGCGACGTGAACGGCCGGGTGCTTCTTCGCCACGGCGTCGAGCTTTCCGCCGTCACCCTTGCCGCCGTTCCCAAACGCCCCCCAGGCCTTCGCTCGCTCGCCGGAGTAGTCGGAGAGCTGGCCTCCACGGTAGACGACACCCCAGTCCTTCACCCACTTCGCAGCCGCCGCCCCATAGCTGCCGTCGCTGTACCCGCCGTATGGGCTCGCGCCGTCGCCGGGCTTGCCGCGGGCCTCGACGCGAGATCCGCCGTAGATGCTCTCGGTGGCCGGGGCGAGCGGTGGTTCCGCGATCAGACCGCTCGTCCAGTCGACGGACTGCGAGACCCACACGCCATGCGCCCATCCCCACGAGACGCAGTCGCCGATCAGCTGCCGGCCGACAATGAACGGCTTCCCATATCGGGCTTGGTGCGCCTTGTAGAGGTGCCGGTATAGAAACGTGTCGACGCCCCGAGCCTTTTGGATGGCGTCGGAGCCAGCGTCGGAGAATGTCGGATGCTCGAGCTCCTGGAGGAACTCGCGGACGCCGGCAGGGTCCGGCCGCCACCCAAAGTCGTCGGAGCCGACGGGCTCGAAAGTCGTGCGGCGGGGATCCGGCGAGAGCAGCATCAAGGCCGCCAGGCCCAACAGGAACGCGGCGGCCAGGACTTGCCAGCGATCAGCGAGACGCATCTGCGGCGGCCCTCCCGACGTCACGGAACGCGGAGATCCACCGCGAACGCTGCTCCGGAGTCATCGGCCCGCCCGATGTCCCGGCGGTCCTGTCGAGGTACGACTTGATCGCCTCCCGCGCCCGCGGGTGCTTGTCGCCCAGGCTGACGCCACGACACAGGATGAGCCGGGATCTCCTCCGCAGCTCGTCGAATGCCACGCCGGTCTTCAGTAGCGGGTCGGTCTGCATGGAGTCCCACTCGATTTCGCTGGCGAGCTCGTCGAAGAGGGCGGCCGTTGTCGATGCGTCGGAAGAGGCGTCTGGTCCGACGAACGTCCCACGGAGGGACAGTCCGGCCGGCTCCGGAGGGGCCGGCGTCGGGGCGGCCTGGTCCCGGTTGACATACGTCAAGGCCGCTGCGATGCCGAGCAGACCGGCGGCGACGTGCCGGAGATCCAGCGACTTCCAGTCGATCGACGTAGCCCGATCCTTGATCCACGGCCAGGCCAGGGTGGCGGCAGCTGCGATCAGTAGGACGATCGTCATGGGACGGCCCTCACCAGTGGTAGGAGCTGCTCGATGGATCCGGCGGCCATCGCCAGCACGAGCGAGCGGATCGCAGGCTTGACGAGGATCCAGATCGGCCAGGCGGCCAGGGGGACGGCCTTGTCGGCGAGCTGGTCGAAGAGTGCGGCGACGGCCTCGATGGCGAGATCCTTCTTCTCCTGGCCCGTCAACCCGGAGATCGAGTCGAGCGTGAACGTCGTCAGCTTGAGCAGGGCCAGCGACAGCTCGCCGAACTCCGCCCAGGTCAGGCCGCCAATCGACGCGACCCTTGCCGTGGCCAGGAAGGCTCGGACCTGACTCTCGAGGTCTGTGAACTTGAGGGCGGCGCTCACTGGTGCTTCGGTGATCATCTCGACCGCCTCCAGACGTTTTCAGCGGGAACGACCTGACGGCGACGGTGCCGGCAGGACAGGCACTCGAGGTACTGGACCTGGACCGGGCCGGCCCGCTTGGACGAGCTCACCCGCAGCCGCTCCTGGCACCGTGGGCACTTACTCGGCATTGGCACGGAGCCTCGCGACGGTTGCCGCAGCCTTGGCCCGCAGGCCGAGCAGCGTGGACGGACGGACCGCGCGAGGCTCCGGCTGGCCTGGAATGGTCTCCGGTCTGTCGTCGATCCAGATGTCGACGGTGAGGCCGGCGGCCGCGGCGGCGTCCCGCTTGTGGCGATCAGGGCCGGCCAAGATCACCTGGCCGAGCTCGAGGTCGGAGAACGCGAGCCGGAGCTCCTCGCGGTTCTTCTCGCTGTCCTCTCGACGCGTGATGCAGACGACCTTATTCCCGCGGGCCGTCGCGTCCTGGATGAACGACCGCCACAGGCCAGGGGCCGCCGTGTATGTCTGGTCGTAGTCGATGGAGATCGTCAGCCCCTCGACTGCGGCGACGGCCCTGGCGGCCTTCCAGGCCTCCAGGGAACGCATACCGACCGACGAGCTCGGGTACGCGGGCCGCGTCACTGGGGACCAGTCGTAGAGCTGTGCGTCCGTCACGGTGCGGACGGCAGCACCCTTCTCGTCCTGCGTCCACTGCTCGCCGTCAGGCTGCACGGAGAACGCGAACGACGCGCCGTAGAGCGTCTTCGACCGAATCAGGACCGCGAGGTCCTTCCCGAGCTGCGTCTCCGGGAGGTCGAGCTCGGCACCGAGCCCCCTGGGCTCCTTCGACAGTCGGAGCGTGCCGTTTGTCGTCCTGGCGAGGAGCTGGCTGTCGTCGTGGTTGAACAGGCCGACGACGTCTACAGGCCCGCGCGGGTCGTTCTTGTGCCGACCCAGGATCTTGTCGAACGCGGTCGGAGAGAACTTCTCGCGGAAGCCTCCCAGGTCGACGGACAGGCTGTCCCACGGAGGAGAGATGCCGCGGAGCGTCGTCACGCCGTCGGCCCGCTGCTCGACCCCCAGTGCTCCCTCGTCGACCGACAGATACCTACGCTCCGGCTGCATTGGCAGTCCCTCCGGTTGCGGCCTGCGAGGCCGCGGCCGCCAGCGTCGAAAATCCGAGCTGGATGTACGTCTGATCCGCGGCCGGCTCGTCGAGGAGCGGGAAGTCCTCGAGGTCGCGGATCTCGTTGGGCGTGATCGCCCCCGTATTTGCCATGAATTGCATGAGCTGCACGCGGGCGGCAGTGTCGCCACGCAGGAGCCCGCGGTTGTCGAGCTTGTAGTAGACGTCGTCTCCGGCCTCCTGGTAGGTCGAGAGGATCGTCCGGTCGATCGCCCCCTCGATCCGCTTCTGCCAGGGCAGCAGGCAAAACACCTGCGCGGTCAGGAACTCCTGCTCGACGTTGCTCCAGCGGGCCATGTCGCTGTCGCCGATCAGCGTGCTCGGGACGCCATAGGCGCGGGCGACATCGGGCACGATGGACTTCCGGAGCTCCATGAACTGATTCGCTTCTTGGCTGTTGCCCTCGATCGGCTTTAGCGTCACCTTCTTCGGCAGGACAGCGGCGGAGCCACGCTTCGACGCGCCGCCGTAGACCTCGCGGAGCTGCCGGCGGAGCTGCTCGACGGCCTCGGGCGGGATGGTCTCGGTCGTCTCTAGCACCAGGTCGGGCCGAGCCGAGTTGTCCCAGAAGGCCGTGGCGGCCGTGTCGAGCTTCCGGGCAAGTGCAACGCTCGTCCCGCAGAGCTCGGCCGGCACCATTCCGACCATGCCGTTATCCGACAACCACCTGACGTGCAGAATCTTCGACGAGTCATACGTCCGCCACTGGCCGTCGGCCTCAAGCACCCGGTAGCCGACCGAGTAGTCCGACAACCTGATCGGCTCGACGCGGGTCGGGTGAATCGGCCGCAGCTCCGAGCAGAAGCCGCGATCCCCGGACAGGATACGCGAGTACGCGTTGCCGTGGAGTGCAGCGTGGTAGACCGTGAGCTCCACCCACTCGTAGAAACTCTGCCAGGCGTTCGGTCGCTTGCGGAGGACGTATGAGACCGGGAGGTCGTTCGCGACGTCCTTGCGGCCGCTGGGCAGCGTCCGCATGACGTGGCCAGGCATGGACGCGACGGACTGTGCCAGGAATCGCACGCACGCCAGGATCGCCGTCACCTGGATCGCCGTGTCTGGGCCGATCGACCAGCTCGCCGAGCCCCAGGGCTCCGCCGACGTCAGGCCGCGGAGCGAGATGATGTTCGGGGTGGCCTTGGCCCGCGGGCGACGTGCTGCCGGCTTACGCGTGGAGGTCTTGCGTGCTGCTGTCATAGCGGGATCAGGTTCCAGTCGGTTTCGGTTTCGGCCGACGTGGACGCGACAGCCAGGGCGTTCACCAGGGCCGCGATCCCGTCGATCTTCTCGCGGCTCTTAGCCTTGTCCGGCTTGATGCTCCCGGTGCTGTCCGTGAAACAGCAAACGTTATTCGCGTTCCATGCCAGGACGGGATGCCCTCCGTGCCGCAGCTTCTTCTCGACCACCAGGGCCTCGAGGAGCTTGGTCGGAGCGTTGAGCGTGCCCGTCCTCTGTGTCACAGACTGGACCAGGATTCCCGCTGATTGAAGTCGCGAGGCCACCGCGCCGATGTTCCACGGGTCCGCCGCTACACACTGCACGTCGTACCGCTCCGCCAGCTCGATCAGGTCCGCGGCGACCTTGTCGTGGTCGAGCCGAGCCCCTTCCGTGACCGTGACGAACCCGTCGCGGATCCACGAGTCGTATGGGATTCGGTCACGCGAAATCCGCTCTTGGACTGTCTCGCGTGGCACCCAGTACCTCATGTCGACGTCGTAGTGGCCGTCGGACGACTTCGCGACGATGGCCGCCGCCGTCATGTCGAGGTTCGATGCCAGGTCGATACCGATCCAGACGTTGCGTCCATCCAGCGGCTCCGGCGGCGTCGAGCAGGCGGACCACTGGTCCGGGTCCAGGAAACGGCCGTCGGGCTCCGTCCAGATGTTTAAGGAATAACGGAGCCACTGCGATCTCTTCCGTGGATTCGTCAGCGAGTCCTTCCAGTCGTCCCGGAACTCGTCCTCCGGGAAGGCGATCCCCATCGACGGGTTCGCTTTGCGCCAGACCACAGGATCGTCCGGGTCGTCCTTCGACGGGTCGGCGGCGTAGATCAGTCCGAGGAACGTCGAGTTGGCGGACGGGTCCCGCTGCACGAGCTCGCAGTCCGTCCACCACTGCCAGCCGACGCCGTTGCGGTCGTCACCGGCGGTCGAGATCGAGACGACGAGTCCGTTCGCTGTACCGCGTGTCGCGTATGTCAGGGCCGTCACAAGGTCCGGCGACTTGAAGCTATGGATCTCGTCGAGGATCACCGATCCGTTCAGCCCTTCGTTTCGCCAGCTGTCGGAGGAAAGACAACGGATTTCCTTCCCGGTCTCGCGGTTCCGGATGATGCTTCGCGAGTCGACTACCTCGAGCATCTGCGAGAGCAGGGGAGAGGCCTCGACGCTCTGCCGGACCATGCGATACATGGTCCTGGCCTGGAGCCGGTCGTTCGCGGCGAGGAAGACGTCCTGGGCCGGTGCGTGGGCCACCAGGAGGTACTGGGCGAGCTGGCTCATTAGCGAGCTCTTCCTATTTTTTTTCGGAACGAAGATCCCGGCCCTGCGGAACCGCAGGCGGCCGTCCGGCCGACGCCATCCGAAGAGTGGCCGAATGACCTGGTCCTTCTGCCACTCGATCAGCTCGATCGGTTTCGGCTCGCCGCCCGACTCGTCCGGGTGGCGGCAGAGCGTCTCGATGAACTCGACGACCAGGTCGGCGGCCTCGGGGTTCCACTTGTAGCCTGGAACGTACTCGGGGCGATCGCTGCCGTCGGCCTTCGGCCGCGGCTTACGCGTGGCGGACCTTGAGACGGGCGAGGAGCGCTTCCTCGCGGCTGGTTTCTTCTTTGCCATCCGTGGCGTCCTGTGGGAGCCGGCTGTCGGCCGCAGCCGTCATGCCGAATTCCTTGGCGTAGGTCAGGTAGTCGCGGCGGGCATCGCGAAGTAGTCGTGCCACTGGGCTCGCCGCCTGGCCTTTGTCCGTCGCTGTGATCCATCCCTCTTCGGCGAGCTGCGTGGCCAGCTGCCGGCAGTCCGCGAAAAGATGGCACAGGATCGCGAACGACTCCACGAGCTCGGGGCGTAGCCGGCCCGACGCGATCAGCGCTCCGGCGTGGTCATGCCAGAAGACGGACGCCAGAGCTCGAGCTGCGACGTGTTCCGGCTCGACGACCAAGGCTTCGGCGGGAGGCCGTGGACGACGGGACAGTGTGTTGCGTCCGCGGATGGATTCGGAGCTGCCGGGTTGTGGACGAGGGCCGCGCGTTCCCATTTTCAAAAACTCCCCACAAATTCGCGTCGAGCGGGCGTGGGGTCGTGGACAAAATGGCAGGTTTTCGTCCGACCCCACCCCTGTCACGTTGACAGGTGGCCCTTCCTGCGTTGTTCCTCTCTCGTCTTTCGCCCGTGGCATGAGTCGCACAGCACTTGTAGATTCGC